ATGTCGCCGACTGTTCTAAACGCCACGAGAGCCTCCCTAGGAAGACGGGGCCGGAGGTTTTACCCCCCAGCCCCTAGTCCCCCCACTTAGCCCGCCGTGACGATCGCCTGCGCCAGCGCCTGACCGTCGAGCACCTTGTAGCCGTAGACCTGCAGGCCACGGAGCAGGGTGCCGAAGGTGCGCTCGGAGCGGAGCGTCTCGACCTTGGTCATCTGCGACGCGAAGGTGAGCGCGTGCGGATGGCCGGCGTAGACGGCGAACTCGCCGGCAGCCAGACCGCCAGCCACGCCGTTCGGCAGGAGGTTGGACACATAGACCGTGAACCGGTCGATCATGCCCAGTCGGCCGTTGCGCAGCATGGTGACGCTGTCGCCCGACATGAACACCTGACGGAGCTCGGAGCGCTTGATCAGCGTGCCGACCCACGTCGGGATCAGGATCCAGCGGCCCATCTCCGGGATGTTCTGCTCGTCGAGCACCTGCCCGAGGCGGGTGATCACTTCGACGACGTCGACTTTGCCCGCCGGCGCGCTGTTGGCGACGACGGAGAGCGGCGAAGTCGTGACGCCGAGGTTGATGTTGCCCGAGATCTTGCCCGCGGTGGCGCCGCGGTTGTAGGTCGCGGTGGCCTGTCCGAGGATGCCGGCGAGCACGTCGGTGTCGACGGTGATCTTCATCTGCTGCGACGCGTCATCCGACCAGAGGGCCATCTGGTTGATGTCCGACTGGACCTTCATCACGTCGTCGAGGATCGTGTTGAAGTATTTGCCCTTGTCGATCAGCAGGGTGACGATCGCCGAACCCGGGCGCTGCACCGCCAGATCGCCACCGGCGAGGTAGTCGCTGATGGTGATGGTCGGGATGGTGCGGATGTTGACGGTGTCGCCGAAGTTCTTGATCTCGCCTTCATAATCCGTGTTCGAGATCGCAGCCAGCACGGTGGCGGCGTAGAACTTCTCGATCAGCTTGCCCGACCAGATCTCCGGGATGAACGTACCCGAATAGGCCGGCGACGGCTGAGACGACCCCGAGGGGTAAATCGCCGGCGTGGTCATGGCGCCGGCAAGGCCGAACGCGAAGGCGATGTTGGGATTGGACGCGCCGAGGTCGTGCCCGAGCGGGAAGTCGATACCGGCAGTCAGGACGCCAGCGGTTCCGGCGGCGCCAATGAGGTTCTTGATGTCCACGATGATCTCCACGAGAAACAGGGTTCAGCTACCCCGGGATCACGCGGCCTTCAGCCTGAGCAAGGAAGATGTCTCGTTCGAAGATGTCGGCATCAGCTTCACGGCCGCGCCACGATCCTCGAGCCTTGTCAGAGAAAAACCGACCGATCTCGGATGTTGAGTACATGCGCTTCGCGTCGGATGCCGGTGGAGGCGGCGACGATCCGGCTCTTCCCGGAGCGGCCAGCGATGCCAGATCCAAACGGTTCGACGGTGCCGACTGGGTCGGGGGCGTCTGGCCGTTCGACTGACCCGCTGAAGGGGCCGGGTGAGCACCATCGGAGATGAAGCTCCTGAAGAAATACGCTACCCGCTGGGGCTCGCCCTTTGCGAAAGCATCTTTCAACAGCACGTCACGTATAACACCAGTTCCTTCGTCGCGCAAGTTCAGCCACGCGAGGAACTCCGGGTCCTCGTTGGTGTCGCGCCACTTCGGCAGGTTTCCGTCGAGGTAGTCGAACATTTGCTTGCGCGTGACCTGCCCCGTGACCTGCGCCAGTTCCCCCCGCATGCCTGCGACCTTGCGCTCGGCGACGCGGTCGATCAGGGACAGCATGTCGGTGCCCCACGTTGCCTCGTCTTCCTCGGTGAAGGCCGGCGATGTGCTCGACGGCGCGGGCTGGTTTTGCTGCGAGAGCGGCCCGGCGCGGCGCGCGGCTTCCAGCTCGGCTTCGAGCTCGTTGATCCGGGCAAGTAGCCCCTGCGTGTTGCGGTCGGTGCGCGCCTTGAGCGCGTCATGGCGCCCCTTCATCGACCGGTAGCGGTGCTCGTACGCCGCGTTCTGGTCGTCGGCGACGTCCGCGTTCGGGTCGACCTGCTGGTTCTGCTGGGGAGGCGGCGGGGCCTGCTGCTCCGGCGGGGGCGGCGGGGGCTGAACCTGTTGACTGGGCGGGGGAACCTGTTGATCCGGCGGCGGGGGCGCCTGCTGCTCCGGCGGCGGGGGCTGCTCGAGGCCCAACCGCTGCCTGTGATCGAGCTGCAACGCGTCGGCGCGCTCCGCCGCGGCGCGGATAGCAGCGGGGATGACGACGGATGTGTCGACGGGGCCAATCTGGGCGGTAGGCATGCGCTAAGTCCTTGGGGTTTTCTGGAGTTGCTGCTGGTATTGCTGGGCTTTGGCGGCGCAGTTGGTGGCGATGCCCACAAGCTCGTCGGCTATCTGGGCTCGCCCCTGAGCAAGCTGCACATGCGATGGAGGAGCCGCCAGCAGGGAACGGACCTCAGGCATCGCGAAAGCGTCTAAGGCAGTCTGGAGTTCGGAAAACAACATAGGGTTGGTCGCCTTGAGTTTGGCGAGCACCATGGTCAGTGGGACGGTCTTGTCGCCCATATGCCTTACTTTTTGGAGGCGCCGGGTAGCCCGTCCTCGTTACGGTCGTCGAATACGTCACCCATGTGCTGGATGTCGGCGTACCGGCCGGGCGCGCCGGCACCGATAGGTGTCAGCTTGGAGTACATGCCAAGGGTACGCTGGGAAGGATCTCCCTTGGTCAGCGTGTCCAGCGCATGGCGGGAAGGCAGCATCTGGCTCTTGCTGCCCTTCCCCTGATGGTTGACCCTCGAAGGGCGCGACATGCTCGAGTTGAACTTGGGCGTGCGCGCCATGTGTCCCTCTTACCCGATCAGGTAACGCTACATCCCGCCGGTCGAACCGGGCGAGCGGGTCTGGCTGCCCTTGCGAGGCGCCATCTTGCCCGAGCCACCGGCGGCGAACTTGGACCCGACACCCGAGCCTTCCTTAGACGTGGTGCCAGCCTTGGCCGGCGTGGCGCCGGTGCGGCCGAACATCTTGCCCGAGCCACCGGCGGCGAACTTGCCGCCCTGCCCGGAGCCTTCCTTGGACGTGGTACCCGGCTTCTGGGGGGTAGCGCCGGTGCGGCCGAACATCTTGCCCGAGCCACCCTTGGGGAACGAAAAGCTCATCACAGTCTCCTATGTTTCACGTGAAACAACAACTTACGCCGTCTTACCCAACTCCACCAGACACCCGCGTGGGCGTCAAGCTCGTGCGTGGCCCCATGTCCTTGTTCGGGGGGCCAGCCTGCGCTCCTTGGGCGGCAGCAGCGTTCTCGCCGACACCGCCATGCCCGGGAACACCCGTGGCCGCGGCGACTTCCTGTGCCATACGCTCTTGGCGGGTCAGATCCTCGGCGCTGGGGACGATCTGCTCGCCCGGCAGGCCCATCGTGTTGGCCACGGCGCGAAGCACTTCGGCGCGCCCTTTCGGTCCGACGATCTGCATGTCGATCGGATTGGCCGTCGCCGCGAGGAATTCGAGCTGGCGAGCGCGGAGCGTCTCGCGCTGGAGCGCCACCGACACGCCCTTGACGACGACTTTCTCGGTGCCGTCGAGCACGTCGGTCGTGTCCGTCAGCAGGATCATATCCAGCAGGGCTTCAAGCGCCGGCGCGATCTGGTCCCGGTCGATGTTGGCACACACCGTCTGGAGCACCTTGGACGCATTACCCATGAGCATGGCAAGGCCCGACGCCGTGCGCCCGGCGCCGCCGGATGCCCCACCCTGAAGATACCTTGGAATGGCCGAGACGTCGTCCGCCATGGCGAAGAACATCTGGAACGTCGCCATCAGCTCTTGGATGTTGCTGGCCGGCTGGAAGAACTCGATCGGCTTGTTGGCCGAAGACCCGGCACCCATCGGGTCGCTGGTCACGTGCCAGCGCTTCCACGGATAGATCTCCTCGCCGTTCTCCATGCCCGACAGGCGATCGTCGTTGACGACGACTTGGGGGCCGGACGACATCGCCATGTTGTTGTTGATGGCCCGAAGCGCCGCGTTGGCGGCCTCCTGCAGGTCTTCGAGCATATCCGGCAGGGCGTTACCTACAAGGGTACCGGGGACCTTCTCGAACGACGTGATGTAGTACGGCGCGCGCTTCTTGGGGCTGGGCGCCAGCTGCAGCTTGATGATGTAGGAGCCGATCAGCCACGCCTCGACCGCATAGTCGCGCATGGGGTCCGGGATCAGGCGCTTGGGCATCCCGGCGTCGAGGAGCATCTGCCCCTGCACGCAGCCATGGAACTCGAGGCAGTCGATCAGCCCGGTCATGTTCCAGAACGGGTTTTCGCGGCTCTCCAGCACGGCGCGGGAACTGTCGGTACTGTCGGGCTGGTCGCTCAGCCCGTTGGGGTACTCGGTGAGCACCGCGCGCACAGCCTTGTGGTCATAGCCCGGCAGGTCGAGCGCGTCGTTCAGGTCGGCCCGGGTGAACCGGATGCGCTCGATCACGTTTGCGTCACCGATAGTGGACGCCCCCGGCGACCACCAGATGTCGAACGGCGACACGCGGAGCCAGCAAAGCTTAGGCACCATGTCCGTGTAGGGCACGCCGTTGCGCCACTCCACAATGTTCTGCATCTTCACTACCGGTCCCTTGAGGCAGGAAAATGGGAATATCGGTAGGTCGACGATGCACTCGGCCAGCGCGCCGTAGAAATTGCCCTCCTGCAGGAGGGTTTCGATCTTGTCTTCGGCTACTTTCACTTGGACTGTAGCCTTTTTCTTGGCTGCCTGACGAGCAGCTTCGAGCAGGCTGAGGGTGCGGTCGCGAACGTCGTCCACGCTGGGCTGCGCCCCCTCGGTCACCATCCCCATGACCTCGGACTGGACCTTCTGGATGATCGCCTGAATGACCCGCTCAGGGATCTCGGCGTCGGCCGGCGCCTCGAGCCCCCAAGGGCGATCGACCGACAGGTAGACATCCCGCAGGAGCGAGCTCGCGCCGCGGCACTTGACGGCGGTCAGGCGGGCATAGATCTGCGAGCCGCCGAACCGCTGGATCTCGCTGAGTTTCGCCGGGTCGTACTGCCCGTTGAACTGGCGCATCGCCGACAGCAGCCGCTCGGACCAACCCGAAGCGCCGTTGCGGTGCGTCGTCATGATCTCCCACTGGCGCCGGATCATCGCGGCGAGGCCCACGGCCTGCGTCGGGGTAACAGTCTGGCTCTGGGCCAGCTGCTCGCGCTGGCGCGTCTCGGCTACCTGCATCTGCGCAGGACCCATCACCTGCAAAGCACCGGCGCCGCCGGCGTTCTGAGGTGGGACGGGGATGGCCGCCATCAATTTTTCTTCGACATTGGGTGGGCCTCGACCATGAGAGGCGAAGTAGTGTACCCTCTAGTAATAGCGCTTTTTTGCAAGGTGAGCAACATGGGCAGTGCCCCTCCCATCCCGCTACCGATCGACGAGACGATGTTGTCGCGACTGGCGCACGAGTGCGCACGGGACATGTATCCCCTCGAAACGATCCTTCAGACGTTCCGCCTCGACCAAGTTTACTTCCAGACCCACATCGTGAACAACCCCCGGTTCATGCTGTTTTACGCCGAAGCGCACGCGCTTTGGAACTCCTCCCTCAATGCGAAAGAACGCTCAGCGCTGAAGGCCGCGGTCGTCTTCGAAGAGTGGATTGGGCAGGCCAACACCCTGCTGCATAAGAGCGATGAGCCCCTGATGGGCAAGGTCAAGCTGGCCGAATTCCTCGCCCGGGTGGCCGGCATCGACAAGGACAAGAGCGCCTCGACGGCGCCCGGCGATCGCGTTGTCGTGAACATCAACCTCAGCGCGGCCGGCGGGGGCATGACGACCATCGACAAACCCGCCCCGGTTACCCTTGAAGGTACGGCCTCTCTGGTCCCTGCCCAATGAGCGTGATCAATTTCACTGCGCCCAAGACCTGTGCGCAGTTCATGCTCTCGGAGCAGTTCATCCGCCTGATCGCCGGGCCTGTGGGATCCGGCAAGACCACCGCCTGCGTGATCGAGTTGTTCCGGCGCGCCGCGGCGCAGGACCCGGCACCCGACGGCTACCGGTACACCCGCTTTGCCATCCTCCGGCAGACGCTGGCGCAGCTGAAGCTGACGATTTTGAAAGACATCATGCAGTGGCTGCACGGGTTTGCCACGTGGCGAGTGTCGGAGAACACGATCTACATCGAGGTCGGC